CTTTCGTAAGCGAAGAACCCGTTTTGCGCGAATTTGGTTACGAAATAATAGACCAGGAAAGAATGGATACAACCTTTCTTGAATCCGGTCGCGCTCCCGTCTTGTTTATGCATGACGCCGAGCGAGTTCTTGGAGTTGTGGAAAGCGTCAAACGCGACGGCGACCTGAAAAGTCGAGCCGTGATTAGATTGGGAACGTCCACCCAGCTACAACGCGAAACGCTTGAGCAAATCCGAAACGGTATCCTCTCAAACATCTCGATTGGTTATTCGATCAAGTCGATGGAAGAACAAGACGAGCGAATCGAGGGGCGGTCAGTTTACCGCGTAGCAACGCGGATCATGGAAATATCAGTCGTTTCGGTTCCCGCCGATACTAGCGTCGGAGTGAATCGAGGAAGATTGGTCGTTAATGAACCATCAAAACAGGAAGTAAAAAAGATGGACGCAATCGAAAAAATCAACAATTACGAAGGCGGAGATTCAATTGATGAATCGAAACTTCGCGCCGTTCATGAAAAGGCATTAGCCGAACGCGCCAAGACAAATAAAGAAATTTTAGCGCTCGCCGCTCGCCATAATAAGCGCGATCTCGGCGAGGAAGCAATCGGACGAAATACAAGCCTAGAAGAATTCCGCGGAATTTTGCTTGAGCAAATCGAAAGCAAGCCGCTTGATTCAGCCGCAGAACCGGTCATGAAACCCGTCGAAGAAAAGAGGAACTATTCTTTCCTGCGAGCTTTGAACGCCGCATCCCGTGGCGATTGGTCTGGCGCTGGATTCGAGGCCGAAATGAGCCAAGAAGTTGCAAACAAGCGCGGAAAGCAACCGCAAGGGTTTTACGTTCCAGATTTTGCTTGGAGAGATTACGGCATTGATCAAAAGCGTGAATTGACCGTTGGCACAAACGCTTCCGGTGGATTCTTCGCGCCTTCCGTTCAACTCGCTAACGAGTTTGTCGAAGCGCTCCGCGCTCGCCTGATTCTTTCCGATATGGGAATGCGAATCATGAGCGGATTGAATACAAAAGTGCAAATTCCAAAAATTAGCGCTGGCGCTTCCGCCGCGTTCGTTGCGGAAAGCGGAGACGTAGCCGATCAGACGCAAACCACCGCGCAGATCACAATGGTAGGTCGAACCCTCGGAGCGCGAACCGATGTTTCTCGATTGCTCTTGCTTGAGTCTGATCCTTCCATCGAGCAAATCGTTCGCGATGATCTCTTAAACGCGGTAGCGAATAAGATCGAGGACGTAGCGATTGAGGGAGGCGCATCCAATGAGCCGACCGGAATCACTCAGACCAGCGGGATCGGTAGTGTAGCGATTGGAACCAACGGCGGCGCTCCAACTTGGGCGATGGTCACCGACCTAGTAAAAGAGGTCGAGGTCGATAACGCGGCTTTAAATGCGGCGACTCTCGGATTTATTACCAATCCGAAAGCCAAGTCCAAAATGGCAAACACCGTGCGCGTTGCTTCAACCGATTCGCACATGATCCTGAATGATCCATACGATTCAATTTATGGATATCGTCTTGGAGTATCAACCAACGTACCTTCCGACCTTACCAAAGGGACTTCAAGCGGCGTTTGTTCCGCAATGATCTTTGGTGATTTCTCCCAGCTTATGATGGGCGTTTTCGGTGGCGGTCCTGACGTTTTGGTTGATCCTTACACAAACAGCGCAAGCGGAAGCGTTCGAATTGTCGTTCATCAAGAGATTGATATCGCCGTTCGCCACGCTCAGTCTTTCGCCGCTTGTCTGGACATGACGACCTGATGAAAGTCGTAATCGTAAACGATTGCGCGGTAAAGGGTCAGCACCTCGAAGCCGGATCAAGTCATGATCTGGCGGATGAGGACGCGGACGCTTTACTCGCAATGAAAAAAGCGGTTAAGGCCGATTCCAATCGATCAATCGGTTTGGAGAAGTCTGAAACGAAACCGAAGAAACGGAAGAAAGAGTAATGGCAGTCGAAGACGATGAAATGCGCTTGGAATTCTTGCAGGATTTCGGCATTTCAGATGCGACCTTTACGGATACTAGCGCCGGATCATCGTCAACGATTACCGCACTCTTGAAAAACGAATATTCACTCGAAGATGTTGGCGGCGAGGTCGGGGTCGAGACTTCGACTCCCGTCGCCATTGTTCGAACGTCTGACGTTCCGAACGTGGTACAAAGCGACACAATCGCGATATCAGGTACGACTTACACAATTGTTGAAGTGCAACCCGACGGCGAAGGGATGAGCGTTTTACGCCTTAGAACGTAAATGGCTAATCATCTGCGCCGACAAATTCGCGAACGCGCCGCGACCACGCTGACAGGACTGACGACGACCGGATCGAATGTTTTTCAATCTCGCGTTTATCCAATGGAAAGCGCGGGGCTTCCAGGTTTGTGTATATACACAACCGAGGAAACCGTCGAGATGCAATCGATGGGCGGAACGCGTCACGTTTCACGCGATCTTACGTTAATCGTCGAAGGATACGCGACCGCATCCGCAAACGTCGATGACACGCTCGACCAGATTGGGAAAGAGGTCGAAATCGCAATGAGTGGAGATATTAAACTGAACAATCTCGCGCAAGATAGTTATCTATCAAGCGTCGAGATTACGCTTTCCGGTGACGGATCAACTGGAATCGGAAAAATTACGCATTCATATATAGTCATTTATCAGAATGCGGAGAACGCGCCTGATGCGGCGCTCTAATTTGAAAGGATAGTCATGGCGGCATCATCTGGAAATGGCGGAGTTCTCCAAACTTCGCCTGACGATTCAACATACTCAGCGATTGCATCGCTTCAATCATGGACGCTCGAACAAGCGGCGGACGCGATTGAGACGAGCGCGATGGGTACATCGTTGGCAAAATCTTTTGTCCCTGGACAAACATCATTTTCTGGAAGTGCGGAAGCGCTTTGGAATGATGATGATACAAGCATGGAGTCGATTCAAACCGCGCTTTCGAGTGGCGATACAACTTTTTTTATAAAGTTATATCCGGTCGGGACTAGCGCTGGCGATTTTTATTCCGGCAGTATTGTAATCACAGGCGTTTCAATTACGGCATCTCTTAATTCGCCAATCGGGTTTTCATTTAGTTTTCAGGGAACTGGAACGCTGACACTAAATAATGCCTAATGAGTAAAATTCTCGGTATTGCAAAAAAGCAATATTCCGCAAAATTAGCCGAGGAACTGCAATACTTTGCGGTTCCTCAATGGCTGGACGACAACGGGAAACCGATACAAATCTATTTTCGCCCGTCGATGAAACTCTCGCAGAGATCGCAAATCGTTCAGCATTACGTTGATAAGGAATTGGATAAGGCAATGGCGAAACGCGTCATTTTTCAGGCGCGTGACGAAAACGGGAAACGTCTTTTCGAGATCAGTCATCTTGACCAAATCATCGATGAAGTCGATCCCGAAGTCGTTCAATTCATCTGCGAGCAATTTGAAAAAGCGGAACCTAAACAAGAAGAAATCTCAAAAAACTAAGAAGCGATCCTGATCTATACTCGGTTTGTTTTCTTGCAGAGAAACTTTGCAAATCGATTGCGGAAATACTTGATTTGGAAGAAATCGAGTTTAGGACTTGGATCGCATATTTCGAGATAAAAAACGAGCGTGAGCGTATCAACCACAGTCGAAATCCGCGGAGTTGATAAGACGAAAGCGGCCTTTGCATCAGTTAATAAATCGATGGGATCGCTGAAATCCAGCGTCGGCGGTCTTAAAGGTGCGGTATTAGGTCTTATTGGCGTTGGTGGATTTGGTGCGCTTGCTTCGCAACTAAGATCAACCGCGGATCAGATTGGCAAGGTTTCGGCCCGTCTTGGCGTTGGCACAAGCGATTTGCAAAAATTGCAGATAGCCGCTCAACAAGGCGGAATGGATATAAATTCTTTTAATATGGCGCTTCAAAGATTGACGCGAAGATCGTCAGAAGCGGCACAAGGAACTGGCGTAGCAAAAAAAGCATTTGAGGAAATGGGGATATCCTTAAGGGATAACCAAGGAAACCTCAAAAATAACGTCGATCTTTTATTTGAAATTTCTGAAGTTTTATCAAGCAAAACCATAGAAAGCGCCGATAAAGTAAGAATAGCTTTTTCTTTATTTGATACCGAAGGCGCAAAGCTTTTAAACACGCTTCAACTCGGACCGGAAGCCATTAAAAGGATGGGAAAAGCATTTGACGACTTTGGATTAATTATTGACAAAAAAACGATTGGAGCGTCTGAACAATTAGGCGACCGACTTGATTCGCTTACCAAAAAAGCGATGAATCTTTTTGCGCCGGCGATCCGATTGGCAAATGCGGCGCTTGATCCGTTTTTTGAGAATATAGAAAAAGCCGCATTACCGCTTCCAGTTTTAAAAGATAAAATTCAAGAAACCATTAATGAGCTTGTAAAGAAGCGAGACGCATTAAAAGACACGACGCAAGAAACATCGTTTTTCTCAATGGGCGCTAGAAAAAACGCGGTTACGGTAGATTCGCAACGTAAGTCACTACAAAAGCAAATTGATACCCTCGCAAAGCAACGAAAAGAAATAAACGCTCAAATCAAAGCGATTGATAAAAGCGCGGAAGCGGCAAAGCTCAAACGTGAGATTTCCAAAAAACTCGCAAAGCAAGAGGAAGCGACCGCGAACGAAATCGCATTTCAAAATGATAAATTAACAGAACAAGCAAGACTCTACGGTGAAGGAATGGCGACCTCAAAAATGGTCGAGGACTTTATGAACAAGCAAGCGGAAGCGAGAAAGCGAGCGCACGAAGACGAAATGCAACTAATCGCCGAGCTTGATGCCGAGTATGAAGAAAGCGCCAGGAATTACGAAAGGCTTGAAGCGCAAAAACTAGAAGCACGAAAAAAGACCGAGCAAGAAGCGTTTCGCTCAAGCATGGGAACGATTGAAAGTCTCGCGGCTGGCGTTGCGGATTCTTCAATCGAAGCATTCCGAATCTATCAAGCCGCGGCAATAACCAATACAACGATGAGTACCTACGAAGCCGCGACCAAAGCATTAACCGCGGGGCCGATATTAGGTCCGATATTAGCGGGAACGATCTACGCGTTAGGTATGGCAAATGTAGCAAAGATCGCATCGCAATCTCCGCCTGGACGTTACATGGGCGGTGACGTTAACGCTGGTAATACTTATCTTGTAGGTGAACGCGGTCCTGAATTGCTAACGATGGGCAGAAAAGGCGGATCGATTACGTCAAACGATAAAATGCAAAAGCCGACGCACGTTGCGATCTACATCAACGCGGTTGACGCGCGTGGAATTGATGCGCTATTGCAGGAACGCCGTAATACCTTGATTGGCATCATCAATCAAGGTCTGAACAAGCAAACTCGTAGATCAATATGAGCGGAGCGCTTCCAACGTCACCCGCATTTGCGGATCTGAAAATCCTATCTTATCAGCCGACGATTGTTCAACGAGCAATCAGCGGAAGACGACAAGCGCGTCAGATCGGTGGTCAATATTTTAAGCTTTTCGCATCGTACGCGCCGATGAAACGCTCCGACTTTGCGCCGATTCACGCGTTTATCATAAAACAAAGGGGCGCATTTGATACGTTTACCGTAACGCCACCAGTCGTTTCAAGCGCTCAAGGCGTAGGCGGCGGAACGCCTTTGATAAATGGCGCAAGTCAAACGGGGCGCTCAGTCGTTTCCGATGGTTGGCCCACGGGCGCAACGCTGACCGTTCTAAAAGCGGGAGACTTCATCAAGTTCGCGAATCATACAAAAGTTTACATGGTCACCGCGGACGCGACTTGTGATACGTCAGGAAACGCGACGATCAGCATTGAACCTGAACTGCAAACTTCGCCAGCAAACGATACCGCAATTACATTAAACTCGGTTCCGTTTACAGTTTATTGCTCACAAGGAAACGTGATTGAATACGAAACTGGATCGGCAGGATTTTTTGCATTTGAAGTCGAATTCTGCGAGGCATTATGAGTCGAGGTCTTTCAACGGATATTCAAAACGCGCTTGCGAGTGGCAAGTTTGGGATCGCGTCGCTTTTAAAGCTTTCGCTGAACACGACTTATTATCTGACGAATCATCAAAAGAATATCGTCTTTAATTCTGCAACTTATCAACCGCTTGGTTACATCGTCAATCTTGATGATATCGTTGAACAATCAAACATAAATACGGGCGCGATCACAATCACGCTTTCTGCGGCAACGACAACGATCATGACCGATCTTTTTACAAACGGGCATATTGATAAAAGCGTGAATCTTTTTATTGCATTGATCAATGATTCAGGCGCGGTAATCGATGCGCCTTTCGAGATATATGCGGGAACGATTTCTTCTTTTCAATATGCGGAAAGTGCAACGAGTTCGACAATCCGATTGACGGTATCCAATCAATGGTCGCAACTTGAGCAGTTTTCAGGTCGAAGATTAACCGACGATTCTCAACAACGCGTTTTCGACGGCGACAAATCGTTTTCTCTTAGATCCCAAGTCGGCAAAAAGCTGACTTGGGGTATCCAATGATTAGAAAACTTGATTTAAGGGAGATTCGCGAACGATGGGAAGAATTTCGGGGGTACGCAAAAAAAGCGAATCTTTGGGGCGAAAACTTTGAGTTTTGTTTATCGGAATATCTTTTATATGTACGCCAAGACAAAGCGCAAATCTGGATTTGCTCAGACAAAAAACAGGAAATGTTTTTTGTGATGACAATGCTGGAAACAAAACCAATATCACGGGAGACGATTTTGCGCTGGGTTTGTGTTTCTGCGATGAATAAGCAAGCGAACAAAATTGATTTAAAAACGCTTTGGAAAGACGCGTTCGACAAGATCGTGCGGTTTGCACAAATGCACAAAGCAAGTGCGATTAAATACGATTCAAACGAAAATCGCTGGTTTAGAATGATTGATTCATTTGGCTACAAACAAAAAACGACGAAGACGGTTTTAATCAATGGGTGAGCAAATAATCGGTGTCGTTGAAACGATTGCTGAACCATTTGTTGGAGAAACTGAAAATCAGCTTGGCGTTCCCGAAGGGACTTTAACGATTGACGAGGAAACCGCTGGCCCTGCGATTCTTGGCGCTGGCGAAATACTTACCGATAACGCGGAAAATCTTTTTGATTCGTCAACCAATATCATTGACGCACAAACGACAAGCGGCGCGTCTAATATCACGTTCAACCCGTATACGCCACAGCTTGCGAGTTTGCCGATTATATACGGCACTCGACGAACCGAAGGCTCACTTGTTCTTCAAGAAACAAATGCAAATCCTGGGATCTATTTATATCGCTTTTATGCATTGGCGGAAGGTGAATGCGGAAGCGTTACCGTGACAACCGAACCCGCAAGCGCGTCAAGCTCAGCAAACGTATCAAGCGGGATTTATAAAACAAAAACTTTTCTTGGAGCGGACGCGGGAATGCAAGCAAGTTTACCGTCTAGCGATAGTTGGGTAAACGATCCGCCTTCATGGGGAACCGACTTTGCCTTCAAAGGCGTTTGCGCGGCAATGTTTCGCTTTGAGTTTAATCAAACAGATATGGCACGCGCTCCTAAAGTATTTTTTACCGTTTCGGGGCGAACGCTTACGGGAAACGATGACAACCCCGCGAACATTTTGAAAGATTACTTAACGAATACGCGCTACGGGGCAGGGATCTCGTCGAGTCTTATTGATACGACTTCGTTTAATGCGGTTCGCGATTATTGCGACGAAACGGATTCCGGTGGAAATAAGCGCTTTACTTGCAACGTGATTTTGTCACCGCAAAACCGCGTGATCGATAACGTAAAAATTATATTAACGTCGTTTCTCGGTCAACTTCATTACGTCCAAGGTAAATATTTTTTGCACGTTGACCAGGAGTTTTCAGGAACTCCGGTCGTTGCATACGATACAACAAAAATCATTGGCGGAATATCTGTCCAAAACTCGTCAAAAAATACACGTTTTAATCAATGCATCGCGACGTTTTTCGATCCCGATCAAGATTATAAAGCGACCGAGGTTACATTTCCTGATCCTAATAATGAATCATCAACGCTTTCGACGTATCTAACCGAGGACAATAATCTCCCGCTGATTAAGCGTATCAATCTTCCAGGCGTTACAAGTTTTCAGCAAGCGCGTTACATCGCATCGATTGTGGTTCGTCAATCGCGCTCAAGCATTATGGTTTCGATGAACACGACCGCGGAAAGCGGTAACGTGATTCCAGGCGATATTGTGACGCTTACATGGTCGCCCTTATCATATACAAATAAAGAGTTTCGAGTTCGCGAGGTTTCGATCAACCCGAACGGCGGAATGAAAATCAAAGCGATTGAGCATAATGACGCAAATTATACTCGATCCATCGGAACCGCACCCGCGACACCCACAAACATTACCGTCCGAGATCCTTCGGTGATCTCGGCGGTCACGGGATTAACTGCAACCGAAACGCTATATTTTACTCGCGAAGGCGCTGGCGTAAAATCGAAAGTCACGCTTAATTGGAACGATATCAGCGACAACTTTTTAGCCGCTTACGAAGTATCTTTTAAAGCGTCAAGTGCATCGGAATTTGAGGTCGTTGGCGACACGGTAGAAACGACGATTGAAATATTTGATATCGGAATCGGAGCGTTTGATTTTCGCGTGGTATCACGCGCCATCGAAGGCGCAAAATCAACTGCGTCCACGGTATCGCTTACGACGACGGGACTTGATGCAATACCGTCTCCGGTCACGGGATTATTTGTAAACTCAATTGGCACGTTTGCACTTTTGCAATGGGATTTATCAACGGATCTTGATGTCGTCCAAGGCGGATACTATTCAATAAAGCACTCGGTTGATTCTGGCGCTACAACATGGTCACAAGGTGTTTATCTTTTGCGTCATGTCGCAGGACATCAAACTAGCGCAATCGTTCCGCTTTTAGCGGGGGCGTATATGATTCGAGCGCATGATTCTTCGGAGCAAGTTTCATTACCGACAATCGTTGTTTCGTCTGGCGCATCATTGACACAACTTGCAACTGAAGCAACGATAACCGAGGAAACCGCGTTTTCTGGGACAAAAAACAAAGTCGAAGCAATTGATAATATTTTAAAAATCGTTTCTGAAAACGACATTGATTCAATCAGCGACTTTGACAATATAGTGCGATTTGATGCACTTGGCGGGATTTATAACACCTCAAGCGCGGGATATTCGACAAACAAACCGCAATATGATTTTGCCAATACGATGGATCTAGGAAGCGTCAAAACCGTTCGCTTACGATCATTTATAAAAACAATTTCTGAAAGCATTTTTGATTTAATAGATTCGCGACCTGGAAACGTTGACGATTATACAGATTGGGACGACACCGAATTCGATAAAACGTCAATACGAATTCAAGTGCGATCTACAAACGACGATCCGAGCGGCTCGCCCTCTTATGGCGAATATTCGGATTTTTACGCGGAAGAACGATCGGCGCGTGCGCATCAATTCCGCATTTTTCCTGAAACAACCGACTCCGAATACAATATTAAGGTTCAAAATCTTCAAGTATTTGCGGAAACCCTAGCGAGTTAAAAAATGGCGCAACATGATTATGTAATTGATAACGCTTCAGGCGCAACGGTCCGCGCCGATATCAATAGCGCTTTAAGCGCAATTCAATCTCTTAACTCTGGAACGTCGGCCCCTTCTTCAACGGCGGCGGGAATGCTTTGGCTAGATACTACGGGCGGAGCGCCTTACGCGTTAAAGGTGCGCGACGCTGGTAATAATCATTGGCTGACCCTTGCAAGCGTGACCGATCCTGGGTCTGACGGCAACCTTGAGTTATTACCAGGGAAAATAAATCTACCCTCAAGTGGTGGTGTTTTTGAATCAGACGGATCAACGGAAATCCTCACCGAATCAAGCGGAGCAGTTACATTAAAAAATACTATTTTAGATTCAACGACTACGTTTCCCAGCGGAATTATAAATTCAACTTCAATAATAAAAATGGCTTTCGATTCAAATGGAACCCAAAATATAGATGATGGTTCATCTGGAATAACCATTTTTACAGCGGCAAGTGATTCTGCAACTGGAAGTCAGAATGCAATAACTACAGTCACCGGAAATACTTATTTAATTAGCTTTTCATGTTTTGTTAAAGTAGGTGCTACTGGTTCGGTATCACTTGCTGAAAGAAACGGACGAGTCGTTCTATATAAAGGGACTGCGAACATGAATCGAGGGACAAGATCAGATTCGTTTAGTGGAACAAATACAGAATTATTTGATAGCAATGTTGGACGTATTGCAACTGGATCTCAATCTAGTGAAAGAGAATCAAATGTTTTAATCTCGATGCAAGCGGCTTTTTATGAAAGCTCTGGAGGAACGTACTATATTTTTGCCGCTGGTGCGGGTTCAAGCAATAATGTTCGGATGACTACAAATACAAGTAGTGGTAATCCAGCATATCTCACTTTTATGGAAATAAAAGGCAACAAAATTTCAGAATTAACGTAATGACTACGAAATACGAAGCAATATACAAATTAGTCGGTGGTGGCATTTCAGGTTGTGAAAATGGCGAAGGCATTAATTACAATGGCAAAACCCCGCCAACCGAAGAAGCAATTCAGGCGAAATTAAAAGAATTACAAGACGCTGAACCTATGAGAGTTTTGCGCTTAGAAAGAAATCGCAAACTTGAATCAACCGATTGGCGAGCAAGCTCGGATCTGACGCTGTCAAAAAAATGGTCAACCTATCGACAAGCTTTGCGCGATTTACCATCTAAAGCAACGCCTATGCTTGACGATGAAGGAAATTTGCAAAACGTAACGTGGCCAAGCGAGCCGAACTAATGGATCATCATATGCCCCAGCAAACCGATTTGACAGATATCCCAAATCGTTTTGCAGACGTTTTATTAACTCAAGCAAGTTTACTTGAAATGGTGCTTTGCGGAATGCTTGTTGCTCTTGGGTGGTATATTCATTACGAAGGCAAATCCGCGAAAGGCGAACGCAAATTAAATCAAGAAAAATTTGAATCGCTTATTATAAGAACGCAAGACTCAACCATAAAAATGGCATCCGATATCGCAAACGTATCGGCGCGTCTTGATAATATTGAACGTGAACTAGAATCTCAAAAGGATTTTATTTTTGCAAATTTAAGAAAATAATAATGATCGCAACACTTGCACCCGTAATCGCGGGAACCGTCAAAACGATGGCGCTTTCTTTTTTGAGCGAAAAACTACTCATCAAAGTAGTTTTTTTGCTCCTTCAAAAACTCGTCAAATCGACTGAAAACGACCTCGACGACAAGATCCTTGCCGAGTATGAAAAGTCGATGGCGGGGAAATTGTGATCGGTCGCGCTTATATTACGACGAACATTCATCGCTACGGCGGGTGCGCTCATGCTTGACATGATTACGCCCAACTTCAGCCGCGCCGAAATGCAATGCAAGTGCGGTTGTGGTCTTTCGCACATGGACGACGAGTTCATGCGAATGCTTCAGCTTCTACGCGACAAACTCGGACCGCTTCCGATTACGTCAGGCGCAAGGTGCGAAGAACATAACAAACGCGAAGGCGGATACCCGAAAAGCGCTCATCTGCAATCGAAGGCCGCGGATATTAGAATCTACGGACCGCGAGCGCTCGCCTTAGTCGAGGAAGCGCGTCGAATCGGATTCTCAGGAGTCGGAATATCGCAGAAAGGTGACCACGCCAAGCGCTTCATTCATCTTGATACTCTCCCACGCGCCGCGATTTGGTCGTATTAATTAAACCGAGTTCGTAATCTTTTAAAATATTTGTTATCTGCGACGAATATAATCTATTTCCATTACGCGATTTAAATCCTTCACTATTAACAATTGTCGCGATCTTATTCTTGCAATTGCCAGCAAGCCATAACTCAATCACGCGCTTTGCGAGTTTTGGTTGTTTCTCGCTCAAACGTGGCGTTCCTTCGATTTTAATTTTTCCGGTTCGATCAATTGCTTTAATTTTCTTGCCTTTACGCTTTCCAGTTTCCCGTTGAAGATCGCGCCCTGCGATCATACGTTTTGATAGTGTAGATCGTTCCAGTTCAGAAAATACGCCTTGTATTTGCACCATAGCTTTTCGCATCGGATCATCGTAGATCGCACGGCTTATATTCTCGCCAGTATTTGCAGAATATAAATCGATCTCTTTGGACGCGATGAACGTGGCTAATTGCATTTGAAGCAATAGTTCACGCGCCAACCGCGTCATGTCTTCGATGATGATGATCTTAATATCCTGCGCGTCCGCATAAGCAATCATTTCGGAAAAAGCGGGACGTTTTTCAACTACGCCTGAAATGCCCTTTTCCGTAAAAATGCGCTCAACTTGGAACGCATTTTTTAAAGCAAATTTTTGAATATAGGTCGATTGCCGATCGAGTCCTGTTCCTTGAATCTGATCGCGTGACGAAACGCGCCTATATCCAATTGCTATTCTATTTGACATATGCGCTGATTCGGAAAAACCAGCGCAAAAAATAGATAATCATATTAGTAAGATGCAAGTTTTTTAAAAAAATTTAAAAAAAATGTTGATTTATTAGAAGATAAACGTGATTATTTGTCAATGCGATTTACGCATTTGCAAACAATCAACAACCGAAACGAGAGGGTCAAATGGGAAAATTCAAAATCGTAGGCAAAGCACAAAACATCGGTTTTTTCTTAATCGATTCTGAAGTATGGCGCGGACCGATCAACAACGAAGGTGAACCGCGTTACGGTTTAGACGTTTATCAAAAGCCATTGGACAAAAGGTGGGAATGCACTTTAGATCATTGGGAGAGAAACAAAAATTCTTATAACTGGGTTCAACATATTAATTAAGAGAGGGACATGAGAGACAAAATTGAATCAGCCGAGTGGGCTTTTGATTACGAAGACGAGTTAAAAGCAGAACGAGACAATAACGAAAAAGAATTGGCAAGTCACATGGAACACATGGACGAACAAGCGAAAGACGCGCTACCTGATCCAGATGAAATATTTATGGATTGGGAAATTGATTTCATTGAATCAATAAGCGCCGAATAAACAAACCGCGCCCGCGCTGGGCGCCCACCACGTTTTTTTCATGGACGAGACAAACGCGCCATTGACGGCGCAATCCCGATCTACCGATCTATTTAGCGACTCAAATAGCGAGATCCTAAACACGACTCAAGCCGCGTCTATCTGCGGCGTTTCATATCACAAATTTTTG